TAATGTCAGTAGTCGGATCAAGAGTATAAAAATTATTAATATTGACTTGCCATGCTATAACCTTTTTTCCAGAGGCTGTTCTTAAGGTAGATACTTGCAAATGATCTTGAGTTTCATTAAATCCGGAAGCGTCAGTATATTGAGATATCACAGTTGTATTTCTATTTAGCACATTGATTTTCAATATACGAGTAATGCCATCGTGCCGATTGTATGACCAAACATACATATAATTGCCATAGCTTATAGCAGCCAGTGGGTTTGCAATTTCAAATCCAATGTTTAATTGAGCATTTACTTGGCTATTAAACTGATTTATAGTCGTATTAACTTTATCAGTAAGATATGTTTCCAAACCATTGATCTTCTGCCTCTGAATCTCAAAGGTATCGCTCGGCAAAACCGGTGGTAAAAGAGTAGCCATGATGATTATTTATTAGAATTGTGTTACGATCGTAAGTGATGTTATTTGCCCAGGAGTCTGAATGATAGGATTGCGATTTTGTACAAAAATCACCTCACCGGTTCCAGATTCATATTCATCAGAACCATATGTTCCAGCTGGAGTTATAGAAACTGAGCTAATTGTTGAAGTGAATAAATTTAAGCTTGAATAGTCACCAGTTGCTAGACGTATTCCAAACGTAGATCCTACTGAAGCGGTCGTAATTGGCTTTGGATTTAATGACATGTAATTTGATCCCACCGTGCCACTATTCTGATGATAATACACGGTAGTTTTACCTGCTGGAGTATTATCATTGATAAAATCAATATATCCATTGGCATCACTTTCAGGACCAGAAGTAACTTCAATGACATCTCCTTCTTTTGCGATTGCAGATATTGACGTCGTATTCAGAATGATGTATTTTAAGCATCGTGTAGTAACAATCGAACCGGTTGATGCGGAAATAAAAACAACCGGATTCCGAATCAATGATACCTGACGAATAGCGTTATTAGAAGGTACGTCGGCCGCTCCTGGATAGACCGAATCATATGAAAATTTAGCATGATATCCGGAATAGAATGCCGGAAGATCATTTCCGACATCATATCCAAATCCTTCCTTTGGAGCTATACGAGGAAGAATGATTGCTTTAGAACCATTTCCAGAAGTAAATTTAACATTTCCAAATTGATAATTGGCTCCAGATACGGAAATATTCACGGAACGAATAGCGCCATTAGATTGTTCAATGTTTGTTACGGTGCCAGATGCGGTAGTAGTGCCATCTCCAATGATATTAAAAGTATCACCGACTTTATAGCCGGTTCCACCATATGCAACTCGGCATGAATAGATCGCGCCAGACGAAGACATGGGTGTTGAAATCGTAGAAGATGTGCCAGTTGTAGTGGAACGGCGGTATATCTTAAAAAATCGATTCGAATCAAGAGTCGATATGGTATTGACACTTGAAGTCAAACCCAATTTCGTTAGAGTCTCTTGAGTATCCAATCCCAAATCTGATACATAGACCCATCGATATCCATCTGTCGATGCACTACCAACCGTTCCAAGTACGGTAGCATTAGTACTAGGTTCAACGGTTGATGTTTTTGGAGTGGGACTCAGTTCATATCCAGAAGCAACACAAACATAGACTCGAGTCTGTGTTCCAACCGTATGAGTCACATAACATGGATAGACCGTCGATTTGTTATCTGGTGTAGTTGTCGGCTCAAAGCAGCTGGAATCCGTAGAATCCCATGCTTTGTAATAATTGCCATTACTCCATGTATATCGTGGAAGCACATATCCAGCATTGCCATATATGGTAGAACTTCCAGTAAATGTATTTACGGATATTTTTTGTAATGCAATCAGATTATTTCTAACTTCACTTTCCGTATATCGTGTCGGAACCGGAGATGCAGGATAACTATCCGAGCCTTCAAATGGACCATTATATGGATTGGATTTTCCAATACCGATATAATACTGCGAGGTAAATGAGATCCGCGCCGCACTGAGCGTACCGATTGGTGCTGGATAGACCGTAAAGCTATTGGTTGATATTGAAGTGACTATGGTCGGCGATGATAGCGATGCTGTACCAGTACCAGCTGATAATGTACATAGCATTCCAACTTTGAAATTTGAAGGAGGAGGTTGGTGTAAGGGTCCTGGATATATTGTATAGCCGGTTCCAGAAGATGTACAATTGAATAATGTCACCTCGGGAAGAACCATGTCATTCAAGGCATCGGTGACGTGGTTCTTTCTAAATTGATGTGTAATGATCGCTGACATTGTCTATATTATTTATTTATGCTGAATTTGAAAACCAGTATTACGGTTCAATCTCTAGTGTATCTGTTAAGGCCGTAAATCCTGTATTTGATTTATCAAGATCGATGACTTGACCATAGAAATTGACCGTTGAACCGGCACTAATAGAAGCCGTAGTTACATTTGAAATCAACATGGTTAATACTGGATTTGAAAAATTGATTTTTCCATATCCAGTATTATTAGCTATTGATGAAAGTTCAATAAAAGGAGGACGGCTTAAGGTTATTATAGGCAGAGGAAAGCCCCAACCATTATCACCCCAGCCTAAATAATCCGATATACAAATTCCTATTGTTCCACCTGGATGCCAAAAATAAGCATACTTATTATTCTGAAATGCCGCAAACTCAGCAAAAACATTTCGTTCACCATCGCCGGGCTGATAGGACTCGATTGTTACTATATTATTATTATAGTCAACGATAAGTGGTGGTTGATTCCCGTCACGACTCGCACCGTTACATCTAATACCTGTATTTGCAGTAAAACTACTACGTTGATTAAACGCTCCACCTTGATAAGTCACTTTATACCAACCGGCAGAATATGATTTTCCGCCACCAAAATAAGATACACGGTCATCGTATGGATACCAATCTTGTACGGTAGTTCCAGGTTCTACAGTGGTAAAAATAATAACACTATTATTTGTTGAGCCAATGTTGCCGCTAGGAAGAGCACTAGTCCAAGTAGCACCATTTGATTTTTTCAAAACTATTGTCGAGCTCGCCGAAACCATTGATGAAACTGATATATGATACCCATCTGATTGTTTATAGTTATTATTTACTCCATCACCACCAGTACTTACATATATCGGTACAGCTCCATTATTCCATAAGTTAAATAAATTATTAAATACATTAATACCAGCAGTAGATGTTGTATTGATCTGACTATTCGAAACCTTAATCGCCATTTCTGTATTACCGTTTTGCAAAGCACTAGTTGTGATCCATGTACAAATTACGGTCGGTTGTGGTAAAGATAATGATGAAATTGACGAAACTGTCCCATCGGATGCAAATAGTTGTTTATTCGAATCGAATGCGCTGCCTACAATAACATTTGATGAACTGACTATAGATGAATTAGTATAGAAAAACGAATTTGAACCACTATATGCCCATCCTACGATCGATTCATATGATTTATTTGATTTTTTAATATTTTTAATATACGTTTTGGACGCAGTCGTAATAGCGCCAGAACAAGATACGAATAATCCAGGAATTACATTGGAACTCAATGTGTAAAAATCCAAACTTGTTGTTCCAATACTGGCGGTACTGTAAATCTGCGATGATAATGTCGAATATGATACTCCGGAAACTTTCGTTGAATCTGCTATAGCCGAAGAGCTGGTTATATTCTTGATCGCACTTTCATTAGTCACTATGCTAATGCCACCTGGTGATGTCAAATAATCATAGCTCAGCGAATTCATTCTGAATGTGATCGAAAGATTCGACTGAGTCAGAGATGAACCTGATATGATATTTGTCAATCCGACATTATTCGTCTGAACCAATGTCACTATATCATTACTAACATCGATCGATGATACTGTAACAGTCGACGTCGATGAGATTGTCGCTAGATTGGCTCCTGTGACAACCGCACCAACTTGCAAATGATCAGAATTATTAAATTGAGTTATAAGATTTGGAATCTTTACGATTGCTTTACCAGAGGAAGGTACAGCATCCAATCGAAAGTGCGGTCCGGCATAGGCTGATGAACCACCGATAGCACCGATAACGTTATCAGAAAAGTTTACGCCGGTATCTCCAATACAAAATCCTAAAGCACCACCAGGATGATAAAATTCGAATGTTGTTCCTATATTTGCTATTTCAAAACCTGATTGTGAAGTTGAGGTGAAATAGTAAGGCCCAGGTGGTATTGCTGAGACAGTTATAGCGCCATCAGATGTGGTTGAAATATTTTGTACATCGGCTATTGGAAAAACAGTATTACCCCAACGCCATAATAAACCGTTGATGGGCACATTAAAGGTATACAAAGTATAAACACCACCCAAATAAGTAAGTCGATACTGTCCTGCTTCAAAAGAACGTTTTCCATTAAACCAAATTGACTTACCACCATAAAGTGGTGTCGTATTATTAAAATCGTTCTGCCCAGTTTTATAAGTGAGCGGAGTAGTTGAAATTATTGTAGTTCCTGCAACATTAACTTGACTTATACTAGTAATACCTGCTATCATCGTCTCGGTCGACAACGTTGTCGCAGACGTTGGCAGCTGATTTCCATATAATCCTAATGCATTTCCAGGATTGATTCTATATTTCAAAAATGCTCCGATATTCGACCAATCCGCATAGGTATAATCGATTGTATTCTGAAACGCCTGATTATAGTTGTTCACTGCATCGATTATCGTATAACCAGATGTAGTACCACCAAACTCTTGGAGTGGAGTTTGATCTAAAAACCAAAGTGAATTTTGATAGTCTCTTCGTGCGCATATCATTCGACTATCAGATATTCCAGTATCGGCTACAATGATATTGCGATCAGTTGCGGCAGTTTTTCCAATCGGATCAACAATATACTTAAATCCGACCGGATGAACCAGAGTCTTATATGCACGCGCAAAATCAGACTCTGGAATAGACGTTTGAATTACATATGTAAAAGGCAACCAAGCTTGCTTTGGTGTTCTGGTATATTTTACATCAGACAATGAAATTTCGACAGATGCATCAATGCTTTGTGCAGTACATCCAGATGTTAATAGCCATTCACCAATAAAAGAATACATCAGTTCATCCGTAATGATCGGATAATCTGATATATCAAATACGTTGATAGTATCATTATAGAGAAGCCTAAAAAAGCTATACACGGAATTCCGAGAACCCCGTGTGTTATAGAAATATTTGACGATTTTTTGATATAGACTTGCCCGATAGGTGGCCAATTGTATATCATTCAGCTTTTTATAAAAATCCGTACGATCTGACGACATGTATGTCGGAATCGGAATATGCGGAGCCACGGCAGTCTGAATATGTGGCAAATAATCCAGATTGACCTGATCAATATCAAGCTCAGCCAAAATGGAATGAATAATATTTGACGGTCCAGAAGAATTCTTTCCACTCAAAACCGTAGTGGTAGGCCGTGCCGTATTTGCCGTGGTCAATTCGGCCGCATTCATGAACTTATAGTATTCCTCAAGAAGAATAAGGAAATTATTTGCTCCAGAACGTATCTGATCTGGAACTAGTTCAGCCGATCGCGGCGCCTCTAGATTACGAGGCTGTGTATCATTGATTCCTAATGTGGATGTCATGATGGATCACGTGGGAAAGTTGTATAAGAAGTATTTCCTATCACTCCAATGTCAATCGTACCTGTTACATTCTTTGAAACGATGTTCAACAGCTGCTGACGATTGGGAGAAATATCATTTGATGCAGGCCTAGAAAAGATGTCAATCGTAGAAGCCGACGTTATGTCAATACATGAGCGAATAATCATGAATTGCGAAGAATTATCGCACGCTGAAGGAAAGGCGCTTTCTACGGTTATAGTATCAGTACTATTAGATGATATGACCTTCTTTTGTTGATAATTGACACCACCCGTAATATAGATCACACAATTCTTAAATTGATTTGTAAGAAAGTTGATTGAAGATGTATTTGTACCATCATCGCGTTTTATAGATGCAACTTTAATATCAGTAGTCGTATTACCACTTGAAGCGGCCGCACCAGTTATGTACCGATACATTTCAAGCTTTCCAGTATCTGGATATAATGTGCCAATATGAATGTCCGTGCCAGTTGAACTAAATTTAGGATCTGAGACAGGCACAGTAGCAACGTTAGGCGACATGAATAGACGCCGTGAAGTAGTCGAAAGCGGATCATCCGCATCTTTCACATAATATGTTCCATCAGGTGGAGTAACATATACCTCTGCAGAAGCAGTAGCAGTAGTACTAATATTTCCAGTCAATGTAATTACACTCACCGTACCGGTGTTATTGATTGAAGAAATCGAAATCGGCGAAGTGGTATATCCGGCTACTGAAGAAGTAACCACCGCATTACGAACCAAATATGCATTGGTTAAATTATATCCAACAGAAGAACTGGTCGATGTGCCAGGACTCGATAGAATCGTCATCGATGTGGTATTTGCACTCCAAGTAGCCGTCATAATCACAGATTTCTGTGATGGCATAATAACTCCCATTGATGCGGTATTCAAATAGAATCCAGATGACGATACCATTGAATTAGCCTGATCTACAGATCCAAAAAGCTTATTGCCAAATGATGTGACCAATCCATTTGGAATGCTGGCTATACCTTTATCAACAACATCAAGATTTGCAGTCAATGGATTGATGCTGTATGTCTTATAGAATGACACTTGAATATCCGAATTTAATATCGCCGGATTTGTATTATCAATATTGGTTAGTAGATTCGAATGACGAAATATACCAGTAAAACTATTAAGAGACGTATTGTTATATGCGTTAATAGTGTTCTCAACATCCGTTATCAATTCAGATGCAGATTTGCTTGTCAGATTTGGATCATATCTAAAATTGACATTCAAGGCTACTTTAATTGTATCCTTTGCGATAATCTGAGGAGTCACGGACATGACTTTGTATTTCTTAAGAAATGAAAGTGCATCATTCTTATCGATACTGTCATTGACAAATGAAATGAAAACCTTACCTGCATATTGAGCCGCATTGATTGGATCAAATGGAACTTCATCTTCTCCACCCCATACGTTGACACCACCGTCTCCTATGGCATCATAATTATCTCTGAGAAGTGTAATATAATCATTGGCCGTGACGGCACGACGCTGTGTTATCAATGATGCTGGAGCATTCAATCGGATTGATTCGGTCGATTCAGGATTTTTACCTCCAGATGATTCGGATATCAATGTCACATTGACTTTATCAATAGGTACATTATTATTAGTATCGGTTGCCGAATCAGCAAACTGAAAATCCGTTATTCCATTGGCCAATGGGCCTTCAGTGGAATAGTATGTCAGCTTTACGATATTCAAGCTATTCAATGCTTTTCCAAGGACACCATCACCAAATTTGATTTCATATTTGCCTTGGCTGTTCAAAGACAGATAATAGATCTGAGATTCCGAATTGACGTTTGCCAGATCATTGAATCCGCTTGAAATATATGTCGTGATCGGAATGAAAACACTATAATTAGTATTGTCTACCGTATCATATACCAGAACCTTAAGAGTTGAAATATCCGCGGAAGGATCATCAATCACAAACTTTTGACCTGCATAAGAATTGTCAACTTGATATGTCTGAGATCTAAGTATGCCTTGAATCAGATTCAAATTGCACGTATATCCGCTATTGCTCGAAGTTGCAATAGCTTTGGTATCCTGAGTATTGACAAACGTGAATGAGCCATTTGGAGAAGTACCGGTAAATTTACTTCCAATTTTGATTGTTATATCAGAACCAGCTGTTAAAGATTTCGAAGAGACAAATGAGGCCGAAACCTTAGCCGTTGCGGCCGTGATAGATGTTGGAATATAACCGAGCAATTTGGCCTGTGATATTACGGATGAGCGCAATTGCGCCGTATCAATAAAGCTTTCATTCAGATTCAAGTGAGCCAAAATTGCATTGTAATGTGTATTATAGGCCAAGACATCCAAGAGCATGTTTAAGCCAGAACCTTCAAAGTTCCAATCCTTGATCGGTGAATCCTGACGAGTGAAATAGGCCTTCATATTGGCCTTGATCTGATCCGCATCAAGTTCTGTTACATTCAAAAGTGGTTGTGCCATATCGTTCTAAATTTAATTTATATGCTTATTAGCGAATTCTTTCCAGATAAAAATTGACTTCCGTCTCAATATTCAATTGAATAACATTGAAATTGATCGTGATCGCATATGAATTTATATCGGCCTGATCGATCACATTGACTACAGATACATTGACTCGAGGTTCATATTGAGCAATCACACGCGTGATTTCTTTATTTATGGCCATTGCCGTATATGAATCCGCGTTTTCAAATAATAGAGCTCGAATGTTTGAGCCTTTATATGGATCAAATGGCACTTCATAGAAATTGGTCAAAACCAGATTGCGCACGGAA